TTAAAGAAGAAAATAAAAGAGTTGCTGACGTTATTGGTATCAACCCTGCAGCGAGAACAACAACAGTTAAACCAGCAGGTACAACTTCACTTACATTAGGTACATCATCAGGAATCCATGCTTGGCACAATGATTATTATATAAGAAGGGTTAGAGTTGGTAAAAATGAATCAATCTATTCTTACTTAAAAGATAATCACTCAGAGTTAGTTGAGGATGAATATTTCAGACCACACGATACTGCAGTAATTGGTATTCCACAAAAAGCACCCGAAGGGTCAATCCTGAGAAACGAATCACCAATTCAACTTCTTGAAAGAGTAAAAAGAGTTCAACAAGAGTGGATTAAACCAGGTCACAGAAGTGGTTCAAATGCTCACAACGTATCTGCAACAGTTTCCATTCGTGAACACGAGTGGCCTGCTGTAGGAGAGTGGATGTGGGAGAATAAAGAGTATTATAATGGATTATCGGTATTACCATACGATGGAGGAACTTATATTCAAGCACCATTCGAAGATTGTTCGAAAGAAAAATACGAGGAGTTGATGAAAACGTTACACGACGTGGATTTATCAAAAATAGTAGAAGTAGATGATAATACAGACTTATCAGGCGAAGCGGCTTGTGCCGGTGGAGCTTGTGAAGTAAAATTTGTCTAATGAAAAAAAATGATAAAAATAAAGGGGAGAAGTCAGAAAAACTTCTCCCTTTGTATTATAGCGAAGGTGACAGAATAATTTTCACAGAAGAGTTCCATATTCGAAGGGGACAATGTTGTGGGAATGGATGTAGACACTGTCCATATGACCCTAAGTGGAAAAAGGGTAATACTTTAATAAAAAAATAATCAAAGTATATTTATGGGATATGGCAGACGGAACAACCTATGGTATAAAATTCCCATTCAACGATTCTTTCAGAGGGGACTTTCTTGAGCTGACTGAGTATACCTCTCAACAAATAAGAGCCGATTTAATTCATCTTATTCTGACGAGGAAGGGTTCTAGATATTATTTACCCGAATTTGGAACTAGAATATACGAGTTTGTTTTCGAACCTTTGGACGGTTTGACATTCCAAGCTATAGAGTCAGATATAAGAGATGCGATACAAAGATTTATGCCAAATTTATTGGTGAATCAAATTACCATCGAACCGGCTGATGAATCCATGGAGGTCAACATGGAAATGGGTCAAATAACTGCGGATGAAACTGCAAGACTTTATGATGTTTACAGACTACCTGGAAGGGGTACTGCCGAGTACACTGCAAAAATAAAAATAGATTATTCCACAAATGCTCAAACATTTGCCGAAAGTGATTTTATAATTATCAATATTTAAAAATAATGGCTAACCGTCAAATATCATATACGTCAAGGGACTTTGCGTCAATCAGGGTTGAACTACAAAATTACGTAAGGACTTATTACCCTGAACTGATTCAAGATTTCAATGATGCATCAGTATTTTCTGTATTCTTAGATTTGAATGCTGCGGTTGCCGATAACTTACATTACCATATAGATAGAAGTATTCAAGAGACTGTTCTACAATACGCACAACAAAAAACTTCTATATATAACATAGCGAGAACCTACGGTTTGAAAATCCCTGGTATGAGACCATCGGTATCATTAGTGGATTTTTCAATTACGGTTCCGGCGTTTGGAGATAAAGAAGATGAGAGATACTTAGGAACTTTGGTTAGAGGTTCTCAAATTATAGGTTCTGGATTGGTATTTGAAAATGTTGAGGATATTGATTTCTCATCTCCGTACAATTCTCAAGGTTTTCCCAATAGAGTTAAAATACCAAATTTCAATAGTAATGGGATTTTAGTAAACTATACCATCACCAAAAGAGAAATAGTTGTAAACGGAATTACAAAAGTATTCAAAAGAGTAATAACACCAAGTGATGTAAAACCATTCTTTGAGTTGTTTCTACCTGAAAAAAATGTTTTGGGTATTACAAGTGTATTGTTGAAGGATGGAACACAATATACAAACATTCCTACAACAGCTGAGTTTCTTGGTGCTGCAAATAGATGGTATGAAGTTGACGCCTTAGCTGAGGATAGAGTATTTGTAGAAGACCCTACTAAAGTATCAGACCAACCAGGAATCAAAGTTGGAAGATATATACAAACTCAAAATAGGTTTATTACCGAATACACCTCTGAGGGTTTTAAAAAAATGACTTTCGGTGGTGGTACAAATACTGCACAGGATGCCTTGGACCAATTCACTACGTTAGGTACCACTTTGAATATCCAAAAGTATTCTAATAATATTTCCTTAGGTGCAGCTTTGAGACCTAATTCCACTTTGTTCATTCAGTATAGAGTGGGTGGAGGATTGAATACTAACTTAGGTACAAATGTAATCAATCAAGTTGGCACAGTTTCATTTTTTGTGAACGGTCCATCTGAAACAATCAATACAGCTGTTGTAAACTCTTTGAGATGTACAAACGTAACTGCGGCAATCGGTGGGGCTAACATGCCAAGCACCGATGAGATTCGTAACTATGTATCATTCAATTTTTCTGCACAAAAAAGAGCTGTAACAGTTCAAGACTATGAATCCATAATCAGGAATATGCCCTCACAATTTGGTGCACCAGCTAAAGTATCAATAACAGAAAACGACAATAAAATATTGATTCAAATTCTATCGTATGATACACAGGGTAAACTTACCAATATTGTCTCCAATACCTTAAAACAAAATATTGCGAATTATTTGTCAAATTATAGAATGATGAATGATTATATATCAATTTTCAGTGCTGAGGTGATTGATTTGAGTGTAGATGTATCTATTGTTTTGGATTCGGCTCAAAACTCAGGACAAGTGATTTCTTCTGTAATCGATAAAGTATCTACATATTTCAATCCACAGTTACGACAATTAGGTCAAAATGTTTATTTGTCTGAGTTGAGAAGTCAAATACAAAATACTAATGGAGTTTTAACCGTGGCAGGACTAGATATTTTTAACGAGGTTGGTGGACAATATTCTTCAGCTGAAACTTCCATGAGATATTCAGACCCTGAGACAAGACAAATAGAACCTGTTGATGACACTATCTTTGCACAACCTAATCAGGTTTATCAAATTAGATTCCCTAATAAAGACATTCGAGTGTCAGTGAAGAACTTCCAAACAATTACATTCTCCTAACAAGTTTATTTTCCCTTGAGATAATCTATAATTAGGTTGTGTGTATTTTGTAAAAATACCACAATAACTATTTATCATAAAAGTATTTGATGGGTCAATCTTATCGTATAAGGACCGAGCTTGGTATTACAAAAACAATAAATGTAGAGCTTACTCAAGAATTTGAATTCTTAGAAATTCTATCTCTTAAACTCCAACAACAAGATGTCTATTCAAGATTGTGTGCGGACTATGGTGTTGTTGTAGGAAGAGTTACTGCAAACAATGGCTTGGGTATACCAAATGCCAGAGTTGCTATTTTTGTTCCAATAGAACAAATTGACCAATCAAATCCTGTTATATCGTCCATATATCCTTACAATTCACCGTCTGACAGGAATGAGGATGGGTATAGGTATAATCTTCTACCTTACGAACCATCTTATACAGGCCATGCGGCTACGGGTACTTTACCATCAAGATTAGATGTATTGACGGGACAAACCGCTGTCGAAATTTTTGACAAATATTACAAACTAACCGCAAAAACTAATGACAGTGGGGATTACATGATTATGGGGGTTCCTCTAGGTGAACAAACCATAGTAATGGATGTTGATTTATCTGACATCGGAGAATTCTCTCTTACACCTCAAGACCTTATCAGAATGGGGTTGGCTACCGAAGCTCAAGTTGCTGGTAACAGATTCAGAACATCCGCAGATTTGAATTCCTTACCTCAGATTATAAATTTGACAAAAGTTGTTGAAGTCTCTCCGCTTTGGGGAGAACCCGCAGTTTGTCAGATTGCAATAAACAGAGTCGATTTTGATTTAAGAAACGAGGCGAATGTCGATATACAACCTACCTCTGTTTTCATGGGGTCAATGTATTCTACGGCAGACCAATTCAGAATTAGAAAGGGTTCAAGACCAAGAGATGATTTTGGTAATTTATGTGGATTGACCACAGGTCCAGGACAAATAATTGCTCTTAGACAAACAATACAAGTTGACCTAAGTGGAAATCCAATTCTTGAGGTTTATGAAATTGAAAAAAACGGTAATGTAATTGACGGAGATGGTACTTGGTTGATAGAACTACCGATGAATTTGAATTATATAGTCACAAATGAATTTGGGGAAAGAATAGTTTCATACGACCCAACTATAGGTATCCCTACCAAAGCAAAATATAGATTTAAAATAAAATGGGAACAACCACCTACTTTGACACAACAAGTAAGGAGGGCGTATTATTTAGTACCAAACATACGCGAGTTCGGGTGGACGGTGCCGTCGTTTGACCCGAACTTTAGTACAGTAACTAATTTAGAACTTAGAAGTTCTTATTATTTTGGTTTGGATTGGTCAGGATACACTGAAGGACTTTCCGCTTCACAAGCGAGTCAAAAAATAGATGAAATAATTAACTGCGAGGATACTTTCTATGAATTTGATTATAATAGAGTTTATACTGTTGCCGGTCTCATTGACCAATATAAAAATGGTGGGAGGGGTCGATTCATAGGAATAAAAGAAATTGATAGTCAAGAATGTCAAGACACGGTCAATAAATTTCCTGTAAATGAAGGATTCAAAAATTTTGATTTTTTATTTTTTATTGTTTCCATTCTATTACAAGTTTTACAACTTTTAGGCCCTCCTTTGATTGTTGTTGCAAGTATTTTTGCTTGGTTCTGGAATAATATTTTGGTACCATTTAAAGAATTTTTTACAGGACTACTCTCGGCGCTAGCATCATATTATACAATTCAAGCAGTAAGATATGGAATTCAATTTATAACTTTCAGAGCCAGACAGGCTGTTTCTGCGGGATTGTGTGCGGCAGGAGTTATTTCGGAATGTTTCAATGAAGCTGAATATTCTGCAAGAGCGTCAGAAGCAAGGGACAAAGCGCGTCAATATGCCCGACAAGCGGCGATATGGGGTGGTGCGCTTAT